CGGTTGCCTTTACCGTAGAAGATTTTGATGGCACCGGGTCGGTATCTGTAGCTCCGGGCGAATCAAAATATTTTTATTTATCGGACAATACCACCACCGCCGGCGTATGGCAAAATGTTACGTTCGGCACCGGCACATCATCTGCGGATGCCGCATCACTAGATGGCTCTGGTTTAGTTGCACTGGCAGGCAAGTTAAACGTTACCCAAAATATTATCGAGGTATCTTCGCCACCCACTATTAACGACGCTAGTCGCGCCAGTACATTTCTTTGGGTTTCGGGAAACAATACCGCCACACTACCAACCGCCGCAAGTTTAACCGCCGGTTGGTTTATTGCATTTAGAAATGCTGGTACCGGTACACTAACATTTGCCACCCAGGGTACGTCTACAATTAACGGCGGCCCTAGCTTGGATGTAAACCCCGGCGAGTCCGGTTTTATTGTGTTTCAACAATCCACTAATAATTTTTTTACGGTAGGATTAGCTATCCCATCTAACGTAACATTTACTTCAGCAACGTACGACGTAGATGCGATCCTCCCCAATACGTTTAGTTTGGTGTCATTTGCGCCAATTATTCAAACGTATATTGCGTTGTCTGGCACTAGGGCCGTTGACTTAGACGTTACATTACCGGCGACAACACAGCTATACATTTTAACAAATAACACGGGGCAACCTGGATACAATGTTACCTTTCAAGTATCGGGAAGCGTACAGACACCGATTGATTTAACCGATGGGTCCGTTGCTATTGTGTTAAGTGACGGTAACTTTTTATATATTATTAGCCAAAGTACCGTATCATCATTTTTTGCTGTGAACGGATCTGCTGCTGGCCCTTCGTTTTCATTTATTAATGACACCAATACAGGTATGTATTTAGCGGGTGTTGGTGTTTTAGGTTTATCTGCAAACTCAACTTTAATGCTAGAAATTGATAACACTAACGTGTTAGACCCGCAGGTATCGACGCCGGCAACATTTAACGCGGGATTAATTGGTGGCGGGACGTTCTAATGGCCGGAGAAAACAAGCTACCAGATCAGTATAATCTGGTCTACACGCTTGGCGTACAACCAGGCATAAAACGAGACGGCACAACGTTTGAGTCGCGTGAGTTTAGTGACGGGCAGTGGTGCCGATTTCAACGTGGCGTGCCAAAGAAAATGGGTGGTTACAGGCAGTTGTTTGCCACGTTTACTGGCATACCAAGGGGACTAATAGCCAATTCATATAATGGCGTTAACTACCTTTTTGCTGGAAACCAGAATGGTTTAGAAGCATTCATAACGGGCACAACGTTTGGTGTTGGTAGTGGTCCACTCACCGTAAATATTTTACCTGGCTACTCGCCGTTTACTTTAGTATCAAATACAACCGGCACCTTTGTAATTGCTGGCGATGTAACTGCAGCGTTTCCCGCCAACATGGAAGTTATCTTTGATAATGATCCCACTACATCAACGACGGTAATTAGCGCAACGTACGCATCACCAAATACAACAGTAACTGTAACCGCCGCAAGTATTGTGGGAACACCTACAACGGTGTCGTTGTATGATGTAACGTTTACACCGGACCCATTCCTATTGTGGCAGTTTGACTTACAATACTCCCCCGCGGGTGCAACACTACAAGTTTTAGCACACCCCGGCCGTAATTTAGCAAACATTGACAACGCTATCCAGTCACAGGTATTGCTCGGCGGATTGCTACCAGACGCACTGAACGAATGGAACTTCCGTGGTCTGGCGGATACTGGCGGTCAAAATCCAACCTATCGCCCAATAATGGTAGATGGCGGCGTGTGTGTGTTGTACCCTTATACGTTTGTGTATGGGTCGGATGGTTTTATTGCTAACAACCACGTCGACACAAACACAGACTTAACAACATATAACCAACAGACAATTACCGACTGGAACGGGCCAACGTCTAACCAGGTCAACATGGCCTCGTCTAAAATGGTTAAGGGCATACCCGTACGCGGTGGTACTAACTCACCGTCCGGAATGTTCTGGGCAACCGATAGTTTGATCCGTGTATCGTTTACCGGACAAGATCCGCTGTACTGGCGCTATGATATTATTTCTAGCCAGATCTCAACCCTATCATCCTCGTGCTTTGTTGAAATGGATGGTATATTTTACTGGATGGGTGTCGACCGTTTTTACCTATACAATGGTTCGGTCTCTGTACTGCCAAATGATAAAAACGTAAACTGGCTATATGATAACCTCAACTTTGTACAGCGCCAAAAGGTATGGGCCACTAAGGTACCTCGGTATAATGAGATCTGGTTTTTTTATCCCCGAGGTGACGCTACCGAGTGCACCGACGCAATTATCTACAACGTCAAAGACAAGATCTGGTATGACGCCGGAAGCGCTCCCGGTTCACGCAGATCTGCTGGGTATACAACAGAGATATTCCCAACACCAATCTGGGCTGGATGGGAAAGTATTAACACGTTTAGCCCGTCGTTCACTGTAATTGACAACCCACCTAGCGAACCGGCACCAACTAATGACCAGTTTTATTTGAATGGTGACGCAAGTGTTACGTTTGGGGCCGGCGACTACATGGCAACATCAAATGGGCCAAACCCAGAGGTATACAAGGTATTGACCAGCGAGTTTATGATTACGTCTGCCATAACGGCGACTAACCCCGATGGCGTGACGTTAATCACGGTGGCCAATTTGATTAACCCGGCCCTTGTTGCCGATGATTTGGTGTACTACATCGAGGGTGGATATCCGTTGTGGCAACAAGAGTTTGGTACAAACGCAATCACGCTTACCCAAGAGTTTGCTATTACTTCTAACATTACAACTTGCGACATTAGCTGGGTTGGTGGCATACCATCACAAGATAGTGCCACCGGCGTAAATCGACGCATGCACCTAAGACGTATCGAGCCAGACTTTGTTCAGGCCGGCGAAATGTCGATGACCGTCTTAGGCCGTAAGTTTGCCCGTGGGGAGACAGAAATATCCGGACCATTTTATTTTGATCCAGACACGGGTAAGATTGACCTGCGTGTAGAGCACCGCGAGATGCGCCTAAAGTTTGAGTCCAACGTATTGGATGGTAATTTTGAGATGGGCCGCCTGCTTATCACGGCAGAGTACGGCGACGAGCGTCCATGAGCATTCAAAACTTTTTTCCGATGAGCCCAGAGTATATGTCGTGGGAAGATTGGAACGGCAGCTTCGTGCATTACTTTAGTGAAGAGCCAATTATGTACAGCACCGAGGATAACTGGAAATTAGTGGCCAAAAACATTGGCCAGCTCACCACGTTTGAGAGCTACCCTGTCCCAGACCCCGGGGCGTTTGAGACCTGGCAGGAGTGGGCCTCGGCGCTTAGCTTTATTTTAAACGGCCCAAGCACTTGATTTAGGGCGATAAACACAGTATATTTGCATTAGTATAAGTAGAAGCATTTAACTAAAGGAGATAGTATGCACGGCCAACAAACCATGAAATATCTAAACGACAAAGCAGTTGCTGACGCAATTGTAGCCAACCGCAAGATCGACACCAACGCTATTAGCCCAGCTTTTCAAAAAGCTGTAGAAGAGGCACTAGCAGCTAAAGCCAAAGCAGTAGTTTCTAAGTAAGGAACCACTATGGCCGAAATGGTCGATAGCAACCAGCAAGAGCTGCCGACAGACCAGATCGTAAAGATTGCGTCTGAAAATACGCGCTCGCCCTATTCATTTCAACAGGTTTACCTGACCTTTGTCAGTGAGCTTGGCATGGAGGGCACAGTAATTTACCGCTTTGGTAACACAATTTTTATTATTCACCGCTCGGATAGCAGGCCAGAATACGGCATGTTCCGGGCTTTAAACGCTGACACGGCGCAGAACTTTGTAGAAAACGGTAAAAAGTTTGTTGATCAAGCTGTCGCCGATGGGTTTAAGGGACTTAAAACACAATTTTCTGATCCGTCTGTATTAAATGTGTTTAAGATTATTGGCCGCGAGGAACAAGAACTACAGAACCCACAGATGGGGTACACCGTCGCTAAAACACAAGACAATCAAATTCAAGTAACACTAGTCCTTGGCGAAAGGCTTGGTAAATAATGGCCGCCGTTGTTGAAGCCGTATCAAGCGTTGTTGAATCTGTCGGTGACGTAGTTGGCGCTGCTGGTGATGCTATCGCAGACGTTGCCCAAGAGGTTGGCAACGTTGTAGAAGATACAGCCCAGGCCGTAGGTGCCACGGCCCAGGCAATTATTGATGACCCCGTAAAAGCACTTCCCATGATCGCTGTTGCCGTAGCCGCCCCATACGCGGCGCCGTACCTATGGGCAGGAGCGACAACAGCTCAAGCGGCTATGGTTTTAAACACCGGCCTAGCATTGGCACAGGGCGCGGACCCTGGAAAGATAGCTCAAAATTTTGCAGTTAATATGGCCACGCAAGGTTTAGTTAACGAATTAGGCCTAACAACTGGTACAGACTTTGTTGACACAGGCATCAATAAAGCAATATCCACAGTCGCCCAGACCGGTGATATAAATCAAGCCCTAGCCTCTGGAATTGTATCTGGTGCAACATCATTTGGTAAAGATGCTATAAAAGATTTTGATTTTACCGGAGGCCCTGAAGAGTTAGGTTACACACCAGAGCAGCTAGCCGACATAACATCGCCAGCAACAGACTCGTTAACTACATCACAAGTATTTAAAGATGCTATAGACTCTGGATTTTCTCCAGATGAGGCGTACGCCATAGCGCAGGGTCAATTGGACGCAGAGCAATCCGGCGTGTCGCCGTATGCACCAACGGCGTCAACAGATTCAAACGTATTAGTAACGGCGGCGCCCCCAGAGTTTGACAACGCAGAACCGTTGCCAGATCCCGCACTAGCTGAATATGAAGATCCTTACTTAGCCGAAGAATCACCACTTGATACCTTAGCCGAAGAGTCGCCGCTTGATACCTTAGCCGAATATAAAGATCCATATTTTGGTATGAACGACGGTGTTATGAATACCGGCACCGGCGAAGATTTTGGTATGAACGACGGTGTTATGAATACCGGCACCGGCGAAGATTTTGGTATAAGCGGCGGTGTTATGTACACTGGCACCGGCGAAGATTTTGATATGGGCAGTGTCACATCACAAACAAGTGACCCTGGTGGATTAAAAACTACAACATTTGACGATGGCTCTACTATAACAACCGACGCAAATGGCGACGTTGTTGATTTTACAGAGTCAACAGAGGAAGATTTTTATCCAGACACTTACGAAGAAACTCCAGACGAAGCATCACCAACTGGCTTTAAGTTTAGCCTCCCCTCAATAAAGGGCGCGTTATCTAAGGCGGCAAAATATAGTAAGGCAAGACGGGGCACTAGGGGTACAACAACTGCCCCCGCAGGTTTAGACGCCACAATGACCGGCACTAATTATTTAGGCTCATCACTAACGCCTGGGATTGCAACCGGTAACCCTGAGTTTAGTATTTTTGGTGAAGTGTCGCAGGGACAACCCGACGAAAACGTTGGTTTGTTTGCTACGGGTGGGTCTACTTCTACTAAAGACCAGCAGGGTGTGTATGACCTAGGCGGTGACATATCGTCACAGTTTACCGGCTCAAACAAAATTATGAAGTTGGTCCCTGGCATAACAAAGGCTAAGATTGACTATGCCCTGCCAGGGTATCCATACGGTAAAGTATTTAAATTAGCTGAGGGCGGTAATGTCCCAGGGCACAACCCAGAATTTTATAGTGAGGGTGGATTAAACTCAATAGATAATCGCTACGTCAAAGGAAATGGTGACGGCACGAGCGATAGCATTCCAGCAATGTTGGCAAATGGAGAGTTTGTAATTCCGGCCGATGTAGTATCCTCTTTAGGTAACGGAAGTAACGACAGTGGCGCTAAAATATTAGATGAGTTCTTAAGTGTAATTCGTAACCATAAGCGCAAAGCGGACCCCAAAAAGCTACCACCAGATAGCAAAGGGGCGTTAGGTTATTTGTTAGAAGCAAACAAAAAAGCGAAGAAATAATATGGCCGGACTAAGTAATTTTATTGCAAACCAAGCGACCCAACAAACCACGATGCCGTCGTGGTATGATCAGGCACAACAAAATTTAGTGTCTGGCGCAACTACAGGCGCTGGTCAAGTGCCTTCACTTGCTAATACAGTTGCCGGCGGAGCCATAACTCAACTACAGGGCCCCAACAATCCTTTCACGCAAGCTCAAAGCACACTTAACCAAATTGGTACCGGCGCGGCTAATCCTTGGATTACTAGCTCTACTGGCCAGGTTACCCCAAATACAGCAACCCCTCTTGGTGGTTTATTTCAAGCACAAAACCAACAGTTAAACCAATTGGCCCCAAACATTATGGCGGTCCCTACAGCGGCCGGGACTGCATCCGGACAGTTTGGAAGTCTGCGCACGCAGACAGCCGCAAACAAAGCCATCGCCGACGCACAGTCTAAATTGTTTGCAGACCAAATGCAAGCCGCACTACAAAATCAACAGACCGGTGTACAAGCCGCCGCAAATCTTGGTAACGTTGGAGAAAAAGGAATTACAACTGCCACGACACTGGGGCAAGCACAACAGGCCGATCCATTGCTTGCATCATCAGCACTAAGTAAAATCCTTGGCGCTATGCAGGTACCAACCACACAGAAAAACGTTACCCAGCTATCACCACTTAACCAGATTGGCGCAATCGCCAGCGCACTGGGTGGGTCAGTTGCCGGTACAAATAAACTATTACAAGACCTTGGCATCAAGGGTGGTCTAAATGAATTATTTAAAGGAATTACCGGCGGTGGTACAGGCGGCGGTACAGGTGGTCAAACAAGTGGACCAGTTGATTTTAATACAAACCCAGCACCTCCCGGAGTGTTAGACGCAAACGGACAACCAAATCCTGGTTATTTCCAAGACGAAGCTGGTAATTGGTATGGTCCAGACAGCAATTCGCCAATCAATACTGGTGGCGGCGGCGATTACACAATTGATTTTAACGATCCTAATTTTGGTGGAATTGACTTTGGTGGTGATGACGGCGGTGGACTTGACATCGATTGGGGTTCTGATATTGTGGACCTCGGCTAAGGATAATTATGGCAAACGAGACAACAGAGAACACCATCAGTGGCCTTAATTCTATTCCGGTCACCGCACCGGCCAGTAAAACTGGTTTAACGCCAAAGGGTACGCTTGCGCTTGATCCCACCCAGACGCAGAGCATTTTAGAAAACATGCAGCGCATGATTGACCAGCGCGAAAGTGCGCTCAGTCTATTCACAGGTGGATTAAAAGACGCCGCGGCTTGGGGATCTGGTGGTGAAAAGGGGCCGACGGTAGGTCTTGCTGCTCGCGACGAACAAAAAGCCCGAGAGGCCAAAGAACTGTTTGACATGCGCACACAGATGGCCTCATACAAGGCCGCACAATCACAACAACAAGCATTTGAAAAACGTCGAGCCATGGAACTTGGTGGTGGTGGGGGTGGTGCTGGCGCAGCTCCAGCGGCCGGTGGAGTTCAAATACCACCTGAGATTAAACGCGCATTATCAAACGCCAGAACGCAAGAAGAGTACGATAAAATATATAACACCTGGGCACAAAAACAATCCGAAATATCGTCAAATGTTGAGATGGATGTTCCCAAGGTTCCTGTTGTAGTACAAAACCCCGACGGATCATTTACCCGCAAAGTTATTTCAGTGCGCGAGTACCGTGCTAATCCGAACCTATACAAAGATACTCCCGAGACTCAGCCGGCATTAAAATCTACAACACCGGCCGCCGCCCCCGAGGGTGATATGCGAGCTAAGATTAAGAAGGGCGTATTCTCAACCGAAAGTTCTAGTGGTAAGGCAGATACTACAAAGCCTGGCATCCAGGGCGCGGTCGGTCCAATGCAAATTACTGCCGACACTTGGGCCACAAATGTCAGTCGCGGCGTTATACCAAAAGACCTAGATATTAATAACCCACAGCACAATAAGATCGCCGGTGAAAAAATACTGGACTACTATTACGATAAGTACAACGGCGACGTCGATAAAACATTGGCGGCTTATCATGGTGGTGAGGGCGCTATTAATAGTGATGGAACTATTAACAGAGAACGTAAAGACCAACTCGGCACCAGCATCGGCGATTACATTACCAAGACTAAGGCGGCAATGGGCACAACTACTGTTCCAACACCCGCAGTGGCAGCAAAGGGCCCAAGACCTACGCCAGAGCAATTAGAGGCCGATAGCAGAGTAAAATCTACTTTCCGTGAACAACAAGCTAAGGGCGCGGCAGAGAACGTTCAAAAGTCACAGCTTTCATTTGAAACAATTACGGAGCCGTCCTCTGTTTCGGAGCGCAAAACATCTGCAGAACGTGTAGAAAAACTTGTATTAGATAATCCAACGGCGGCGGGTATCATTGCCAAACCTGGGGTTACTAATGCAATATTGACAATTTTACGTGACGGATTAAACACACCATCCGGCGCAATTGGTATTAAGACAATCGAAGATGCGTTGGTGTTAACCATGCCCGGCACAGACCAAAAAACAATTAATGCACGTCGTGAGATTGCACAAAACTTGGCAAAAGGCGCACTCGAGGCATCTAAGCTATCACAGGGCCAGGGTTCCGTCTCTGACTTTGAGCGTTCAATGTTTGAGCGTATCGCCGGGTCGTTGGCGGATACCCCCGAGCTATTAGTTAAACGCCAGCGCATGTTAGTTGCCAGGGCAAACTTAGATAGTGAACTAGGTAAGATGTACCGCGGTACTAAAAAACCCGGCGAGCCATTAGACTTTGACGCGTTTAGGACATCAAAAGAATACGAAAATAAAGTTGCAGTATACGAAAAAGAACTTCGCGGAATTTTAGATTCCGAAGTTCAAATTAAGGGTGTTGCAACAGCCTCTAAACATCCCGGTGCTTCGGTTATTAAAAAATATCCTCCTAGGACAAACCCATAATGGATAAAGATTTAGAGCAAGCCTATGATGCGTTGATGCAGGCTGATGCTGCCGGCAACAAAGAAGACGCACAACAAATTGCTGACTACATTCGTACATTGGAATCCCAACAAAATGTTCCTGCGGGTAAGACCTCGGTAGCACAAGTTAGCGACGAAGACCTTGTTAATGTGTTGACCCCAACCATCGGCGGCGCAATTGCTGGTGAAGTAGTTGGACCGATTGTAAACAAGGGCGTTGAGGCCGTCCAAGCTAACAAGGCCCCAACAACCACGGCCCCAGCCGCTAGGGCCGCAGCGCCATCTGGCACGCCGTTTAACCCACGCGGTGTTACCATTGAGCAAAGCGTTCAGAACTGGGAAAACTATGGACAGGCTCAAAACGAGGCCGCTAAACGCGTTCGTAGAGAATCCGAGCTACATAAAAAATATCCTGGGTTTACCCGGGCCCAACCCCCCGCACCCGCGGCAACACCATCTGCAATGTCTCAGTTACGCCAGGCCATCCCAGGTCCAATTAAAACAGCTGGCGCATTCTTAGGTGGCGCCGCACAGTCTGGCGTAGTGCCATGGCTTGGTCGCGCTGTCGCCGGCGGCGCGGCTGGATACCAGGGCGCTGACGCATACAATCGCTTTAAGCAGGGCGACATGATTGGTGGCGGACTAAGCACAATTGGTACGCTTGGTGCTGGTGCGTCGTTCCTACCAAACCCCGTTACTCGGTATGGTGGCGCGGCAATTAGCGCCGGCGCCGAAGGTTTAAACCAATACCTTGACTACCTAAAACGCAAGTCACAACAACCCGCCGCGGCACAGCCACAGCAACAAGAACAACAAATGCCTGTCCCTATGAAATCCGGAGGGCTAGTACATCTAGCTGAAGGCGGCGGTAAATTAGGTAGAGCCAAAACCTTGGCTAAGTCAGTTGCAGCTAAAATGTCACCTGGCATGAGCTTGGGTAAAACATTAGATGAAACAACACAACCGAGTGGGCGATTAGTATCATCATTAGCAAATAAATTTGGTTACGATGAAGCTAAATTAGCTCAAAATTATCCACAAACACTATTTCCAATTTTGGAAAAAGATAAAAGAACGGGAAACTTGTTTGCTGGAAAAGCAACGCATCCAGAAGCAGAAGCAATTAAAAAAGCTCGTATGTTTGCCCAAAAAGAAATTGCAAAAGGTGACTACGAGCCATACTTTGATATTACTAAGCGTGCTTATGTTGATCCTGCTCAGTATCCTTTATCGGGCAATACATTGAGTGACGCAATTCCTAAAACTCCAGACACTATTGCTAAATATGAAGCAATTGCTAAAAATCCAGACGCACTAGCGCAGTGGCAAAAAGGTTTTAATATAGGTAGCGAAAGACCATTAGCTAAAGACTGGTATGCAATGAAACAGCTACAAGATGAATATGTTAGAGTACTAGGGCCAGAAGAAGGTATTAAACAATTTAAAGCGCGCTTTGCTGATGCTATGGGAGCCACCACCGGGGGTGCAGACCCAACATCTAATTTAATGACTGCGGCGTATACCAATGTAATGCGTCAACGTGGAATGGATATTCCTACCGAAGGTTTTGATGTGCCTTATCCGGTGTATGGTCGTTTCTTAGGACAAAATTTAGAACAGGCTAAAAAGTTACATGAAACGGGAGGATTGTCCGCCTCAACCCAACCAAAACGCCATAATTTTTCTGGTAACTTTTTAGGTCACAGGGATTTATCAACATTGGATGAACAGATGATGTCTGCTTATCTTGACCCAAAAACAGGGGCAGCATATACATCTCCTCCGGGAGGGGCTTATGGTTTATTTCAACGTGAGTTAAATAACTTAGCTGATAAAAATCAAGTCATGCCAGCTAACTTTCAAGACGTTACTTGGGCTGGGTTAAAAGACTATCCTGGCAAACCAATGATCCAAGAAATTAATGAGCTGTTACATCGTACCAGTCGTATTGGTGGGATGACTCAAAAAGAAGCGTTGGAAAATCTTATTCGTGCCGACAAACCAGTTTATAAAGAAGGCGGCTCTACAACGCCAGCATGGCAGCGCTCTGAGGGCAAGAGCCCATCGGGTGGCTTGAACGCACTGGGGCGCGCGTCGTACAAGCGCGAGACTGGCGGCGAGCTAAAGGCACCACAGCCAGAGGGCGGCTCACGTAAGAAGTCGTTCTGTGCTAGGATGGGAGGTATGAAGAAAAAGTTAACCTCTAGCGAGACAGCAAACGATCCAGATTCACGTATCAACAAAGCACTGCGTAAGTGGAAGTGCTAAATGCCAAAGCTAACACCTGCACAAATGAAGGCGGCTGTTGAGGAGTTTAAGAAGAAGTTTACTCCTGGTTTTTATCACGGCAGCCCGTCGCCAAATATCAAATCGTTTGACCCAACCAAGTCAAGTAAACCCGAGGAGTACATAACTCCTGGCGTGACCTTTCTGACAAAAAAACCCAGCTTTGCCCACGACTATATGCCAACAAGAGGTACGGCATCTCAGATGTTTGGTCAACCAGACCAGTACGCTACTGGGGCAACGATGTACCCAGTAAGCGCAAACCTTGGCAAACAGTTTGATTTTGACACGCCCGAAGGTCGAGCAGTTGCAAAGTCGTTTCTTAAAGAGCGCTTGATACCACAAGAGGGTGAAAAGAAAGCCGCTAACTGGTTAGCAGGCATGCAAGATGAATTAAACACATGGAAGTCACTGGAGCACCCAGACTTTTTAGAACACCTAAAGAACCAAGGATACAATAGCTTTGCGGTCAAAGAGGCAGGCATTAACAACGTTGGTATGTTTGACCCAAAAAACATACGCGGCAAGTTTGCTAAGTACAACCCCGAAGACGCTGAGTCGCCAGACTTTATGAAGGCAGAGGGTGGCCCCGTTGGCTACGCGCCCGGTGGTAAGGTTGGTACCTTGGCTCAGCTTGGTAAAGCGCTAGCCAGACACCCACACGGTCAAGATCCCAAAGTAGCTCAGGCACTAGAAGAGTACCTCAAGGGCAACATCAGCCAAGAAGAACGCATTCGTATTATGAATCAATATCTGCCCATGCGTAAATGGTCTGAACTGCCACCTAACTACACTGACGAGCAGATCATCAATGCTTTAATGGCAAATAAACAATCTAAAGCATTGGCGCCCGTTGCCCCTGGTGCCAAAGTGGGTAACCGTTTAGATATACCAGCATATACCCAGCAGGGTGTATATGTTGACACCACGCACGACGTTGCTGGTAAACCAATTAGCTACGGCAGGACGGGACACCTTAAAGACGTTGAGTTTAGCTCTAAGCCCAACCAGGCGGTCCGTGTAGGCCTCGGAACCAAAGAGCAGGCCCTGACCCCTATGGGAGCTGAGATCGGCTCTGCAAAGTCTCCCTTTGCGCTTATCAAGGGCACTAACGTTGGGACATCGGATGATGAAGTTCGCCGCATGATGGCGGAGATGTTAAAAGATCCTCGCTACACACAGATCGGTATGGACCCACGCCGGCACTCTCAGTTCTATGATAAGAGCACCGGGCTACCGGTGTTTAAAGCAGAAGAAAAACTACAGAGCGGCCCGCTAATTTTAGCGCCACGTAAAGACTTAGAGATAACAGACTGGAACGATCCACGCCTAGAGCTCACAGATTTTCCTGGTAAGAAATATGCTGGTGGTGGTAAGGTAAACGCAGCGGTTGAACTGGCAAAAAAGATTGCACCTAAGTTTAGCCTAGAGTCAATACAGAACATGCCCGTATCATCGGCACAAAAACAAACTCCCGTAGCAAGGGCGTTTCAAATGCTGTCATCAGAGAATGTTGATCCAAAGGTAAAGCAACAAATTTTTAAGCAGTACCTGCAGATGAATCCAGATCTTGTTAGAAAGTCAGGAGCTACTAACTATGACGAGCTAACCCAGGCAGCCTATCAACAGATGGCTAAGGAGACAGCCGGTCAGTTCCAAGCGCTCCAAGGATCTGGTGTTAAGTTATCGTTTGACCCAACCGGTGAGAAGGCATACAAGAGCTCCAAAGAGATGCTCGAGGATGCACTGCAAAATAAACAGCTAACAGTATTCCAGGGTGGTGAGCCACACCCAGCGCTAGGTAAAGAAGCAAACGAACAGTTCAGGGCCGTGCACGATTACTTTGGTCATGGCACCACTGGCGCGTCGTTTGGTCCCAAGGGTGAAGAGCTAGCCTACGGCGCGCATTCACAGATGTACTCGCCACTGGCGCGCCTAGCGGCTGCGACTGAGACGCGAGGCCAAAACTCTTTAGTTAGCTACTCTGGCATGAACGAAGAGTTAATCAATGCAATGAACCAACTAAAAACTCAACGTGAGCAATTAATAAAATCTGGTGGTGACCCATCTATTATTAACGATCAGCTTGTTAAGTTAGGTCAGCAGTTTAAGTACGCACCACAGAAGCCATTGATCCTGCCACCAGAGCAGATTGATATTAACTACCAAGGTTTTGCTGGTGGTGGTAAAATTGGTAAAATGTTAGAGCACGCTAAGTCACTACCGTTTGTACACTTCTCCAACGCACCATCAATTAGCCAACTAGACCCACGGATGTATGGTAAAGGCATCAAAGGCGCGGAGGCATCACGTCTGACAGACGCACCAGATATCAAGCCACGCTCTTACTTTTATGTAGACAAGCCTGGCGTTAAACCAGAGCAAGGACTGGGCCCACACAAGTACCAGGGAACAGCAGAAAATATTTATCCGCTGCATGAGGATCCACTAGGATTGTCTGCAATCGCTAAACAAAAAAGCCTTGACCCATATCTAATGGGTCAAGGCATTCAACAGGTTGATGAGAAGCAACAACTCAATGAGCTAGAGCGTCTAATTAAACAGGCAGGCTATAAGGGCTACGCCAATGACGACGTTGGTCTACTGTTCTACTCAACGCCTGTCAAGAAGGTTGTTGAAGGAAAAGCAAACGGTGGCCGCGCTGAGTTTAATCCTGAAAGTTCAGACTACGATTATCAAACAGCGCTAGCCTATGGCATGGGCCCAACTGGTACCGGAGAAGATTTGGGTCACTGGGGATCCGTTGCGCCAACATCAGATGATGAGCGCACGCTAAAAGATTTACCAAGAGATAGTTATGTAATGCTCAAGGGCAAAGCACACGAGACATTTGATAAGGCCGAGGCGTCTGAAAAAGAGCGCGGCTCCAAAGTTGTAAAAATTGGAGACCGCTACTATTCCATACCTAAGTAGTTACTTCCTGTAACGCTTGCCGTGCCAGCCCTCCGCTGCGAGAGGAAAATCGGGAGCCCACGACGGTGGCGTAGTCATAATACGGATTACGTCGGCCATTGCGGACTCCCCGTTTTGTTCTTCAACGAGGAGTAAGACTTCATCATGCACGCTGTTAATCACTTCGTAACCGGCTTTATTAAGGTTAAGCATAGCCACGGCAAGAAAATCACGGGCGGCACCCTGTACCGCGGACTGGAAGATACTACTGCCAATCAATGCGTTCCTAGTCCACTGACGGCTGTAGGTGTTCTGGCTGTGGACCGTAACGCCGAGCTTTTCACTCCCCCAGGGTGTGGTGAGCAACTCGAGCTGTGGCCTCTGCCAACATATCAGCCTACCACTCGGTAGGCGCATCCATAGCGCATTCTTTGCGCACTTCAATATAATCTTACTGCCTGCCGCAAACGGCGACCCCAGGTTCTCTACGGCCTGGATCGCCGCGCTCTCGCACATCCCCCACAACTCCTTGACCTTGGCATACGACGTACGGTAGTTATCTACGGCGCTTTTTGCTTGTGGCTCGTTGAGCTTGACTCCCATTCCTTCCGCATAGCGGACAAGACCCTTTGCACCCTGCCCAAACATTGCACCAAGTACAGCGGACTTAGCAACTTGTCGCTGGTCTTTTGTAACCGATTCGTAAGGCACTCGGTAGAGCGACTGCGAGGCGAACATTTTGTATTCATCTAATCCCTTCCTAAACATTTCTACTTTATCATTTTGGTTTGCAAGCCAGACACCTACTCGGTTCTCAATAGACGAGAAATCAACGTCCACAAAGGTTTTTCCATCCGGCGCCTTGATTCCACTTCGAACAAGAGAGGATAGCTCTCCCATGCTACCAGTCGCCTGATCAAAAACTCGAGGTATACATCTCTCAATTTCTTCATCGGATAGAGTAGGCCTAGCGATGTTCTGTAGGTTAAGTCCACCACGAGAAGCCCAACGCCCAGTGCTAGCCCCATGATAGACAAGCGTATTTCGGATCCTGCCATTTCTCTGTACCTCCAACATTTTAGCGTACTTAGCCACGCTAGTCTGGCTACCATCTTGTCTTAGCTCCAGCGCTTTTTTTACGCGCGTATGAATGCTGCACTGCAGCATTTTTGAGACGGTCTCGGCGGTCAGATCCACCAACCCGGCGCCCTGGGCGTTGAGCCAATCTAAGAGCTTTTGACGCTCACTTGGCTTACAGCCGGTTAGCTCAAGACATTCCCGGTCTATGGCTGCCTGGGCCTTCTCCACTGCCAGGACGGCATTTTGGAGCTCTCTAGGGTCCACAGGAACGCCTCTTGTATTGATCCGCTGGGTGAGGGTCCAGACTGCCTGTTCGACGTCTTCTAGGGGCCTTAAAACGGCTCCTAGGGCCATCTCCGTGCGTACGTCTTGGGCACAGTAATCAAACAGTTGGGACATCAGCTCTGGGTCGTCATTAAAGCCACCCTTGCTATTTGGTTTACAGAGCTTTTGAATAAGCCTCTTGCCAATAGGGTCTTTCTGGTACTGGGCGTCCATAAAGGCGCCGGCGTCATCCAAGCCCTGTGGTATGTTATTGGCCGCGGCTACGGCCATGGTGTCAATGCACTGCTCGAGCTTTAGTACCGGCCAGCCGTACTTAGGCACGCATACACAGTTCCAGATCGCGTACTCAAACATGGCGTTCCATGCGGCGATTTTACCGCCCTTACTGACGTGTTGCATCAAAGGCCATAGCTGGTTGGTGCTGGGGTTTTGCGGGGGTAAGACGTTAACAGTCTCTGGGTTGTTACCAAACGCAATACACAATACTTCTGTTGTGGGGTCGTTGGCGTAGTTGTCAAGGCCTACGTCTGGCAGGTTGGCCTTACTGCGTGTCTCAAAGTCAATCGAATAAATCATAGTGCTCCTTAGGCTGTCCGACGTATCGGTAAGTATACTAATGCAAAAAAGAGGGCCCCGTAGGGCCCCAAATCACCACCATGTGAAATTGTTTAGATTTCGCAAGATCCCGCTGAACAGGCTAGCTGTTGCGCGCCCTCGACGTTGTCTGTGACTTCTTTGAACTCGTTCCAGTTGATCGTTGGGACTTTGGCTTTGAGCTCGTTGTACTCTTCTTCGGTGCACTCTTCGTACGGGGCTTGGCGGTAGGTGCCGCCGTCGTACGGGAGGTACGAGACCCCTGAGATTTCGCTGAAGTTTTCCCAGGTCCACGCGCCGACTGTTGGCCAGTCTTTTTCTTCGACGGAGATCGTGACGCTAGGTTTATGCTCACACCAGTGTCGTTGATATGTGAGCCAGAGGGAGAGATGATCCATTGGGGTAACGTCGGATCTTGTGATTCCTGCTGGGGCTTTAATCGGAAAACTGAACACAGTCGTCTGAGTAGGTTTGTAAACATCGTCTTCATTTGGTATTCCTTGTTGAATTAAGAATTGAGTAAGAGGGTCTTTCTTATCTCCCCTAACTCTGCGTGTATAGAACCTACTATGTCTTGGGTGTATTCCAGATGCGCTATCAACAAGCTGGCTGACGGTTCCGGATGGTTTAACGCAAGTGATCGCAGCACTCTTAGGTATTCCAAGCAGAGTTGCGTATTCCTCATTGGCTCTTCTAGCTTCCTCTCGAAGTCGTGATAGTAACCCATTTAATTTATCTCCTTGTGTTGTTAGTAAAGGGTTGTCGTAAATGCCTGTAAGCGACACTCCCAACAATCTCTCTTCCTCGGTGTTACGTTGCCACACTTTGCGCAGATACGGAAACTTTGTAAAAGTGGCCTGGATTGTGCCAAGAATCGAAGCGATTCGTACTTTTCTAAGAAGCGTCTCTTCAGTGTCGTCATGTCTTACCACTGCCTCCGTAAGGTTACAAAATTGGTAGGGCCGAAGAATAATTTCTGAGCATGGGTTAGTTCCGAACTCAAAGTTAGGGTCACGGTGTCCGTATTTAGCAACGGTATTCTGGGCAGCTTCACGGTTAAATATACCACGCTCTCCGCTGTGTGAATTGTATAGAGATAACCACTCCTCCATAAACTTTCCAACGGTAGGAGTCTCACAATACACCGCGCTATTATTGGCGAGCGCACGGTGAGGTGCAGTCTCCCACCAGGGTCCAGCTTTAGCATGACGGATCCTTTCATCGTCAAGGTCAGACAACGAGATCATTGCCGAGCGGCGCACGCCACCCACGACAACTACCTCACCAATTTTACACATCAGGTCGTGGCACTCTAACGAATGCAGACGGCGGCCGGCCGCGTGTTTAAATGTAGCTACGGTGAACTTAAACAGGTCGACTAATGGTTCCGGCCCTGAAGCTCTTCCACCAAATGTTTTGAGTCTTGCTCCGGCAGGTCTAATGGCACTGACGTCCCACTTAGGGATCTCGCCTGCGTAGAGATTTGCAATGAGTAGGCGGAGTGATTTTGCCCATCCTTCTTTGGAGTCGTGGACGACAATGGTGTGCTCGGAGTCAAATAGTTTTTCAGGCACTTCTGGCAGATTGGATATGTATTTAGCCTCCACCGAAAACCCGACTCCTGTACCGCAGAGCAATATGAACATTGCCTCATCAAACGATTTGGGGTCATCCACCGGGAGATACGAGCAATTATAGACACAGGTGTTATCACGATCGGCACTCTTTCCTGCCGTCATCATGGCGCGCATGGACGGCATCAAATCTAGGTTATGGATAGCATCAAAAATTTCATTTCGTAATTCCGTCTTATCTTTTATCGCCGGTGTTCTAGTAAAAATATAATCTACGTAGCGATCTACTGTCTCGGCCCAGGTCTCTCGGCGTTGCTTGTCATCTTGAAAGCGGGCGTATCTACTGGCGGCAATGTATTCTTGGTACTGATCCATTTATTGTTCTCTATGTTATATGGGTTGATAAAAAAGGGAGGCCGCAGTTTCTACGGACACTCCCCTGCACTACTATACTACTTAAACTACTTCTTACAACTTACGTAATCTAAATACGCATCGGCAAATCTAGCAGCATCAAGCGCGATAATGTCAAAATCATGCCATTTATCACTAGCTTTAACTGAGCTTACTAATGCCAACATGAATTGCAATATTAACTCTTGGCGTGTTGGCATTATCACACCGCAAAGTCGGCTGCTGCTGTTGTGCTACCACCTAACTTCTCACCTTCTTCTAACTTCTGCACGTTATTTAAACCGCACGCAATACCCTTAGAACCTTGTGCATTGTATGGGTAGAACGTGATTGATGCGCGGCCATAGCACCCGCTGTAGAACTCGCTGCTGTCAATGATCGGGTTAAGGTCTTGATCCACAACGCCTGGCTTTTGTGCCGAGTTTGCGTTGATAAAGTAGCTGTTTGCGTACGCTGGGTCGTCCTTCTCCGCGTCGCCATCACGCAGGCCACCCTTTAAGTTCTTGGGTACGGCGCCACCAAAGTACGCAGACGCCGCGGCCTTGGTGTCTTCAAATGCTTTCTGGAGACGTGCAATGGTGTCCTTGTCAGACTTGGGGATGATGATTGATACAGAGTACTTTGGTGTACCACCCTCGATTGAGGAGGCTGGTTGGAATACGTGCGCATATGAAAAACGCACTTTACCGGTTACAACTTTTACTTTAGTAGTGGCTTGAGCCATTTTGATTCCTTTATAACTGTAGAACTGGACTTCAATAGGGGCCAGTTCGTCTACCCTTTACTACATATACTAATGCAAAATTATTGGCTTAAATTTTTCACAATACGATAATCCCAATATTCTAGGCGTCTTTTATAATAATCTGCAAGTGTCTGCTCTTGGGTCTGTTGCATTTTTGACAGCTCTTCTTGTGATAGCTTCTCTTCATGCGTCGTAGAATATTCCATGTCTCTCCATCGCTTTCTTCATTGCCATTGCCTGAATAAAATCAACTAAGTACTCTGGCTCGTGTAGCATCTCAGGATCTTCCGCCACCACGTCAAGTATACTGCCAATTGAGTTGCGAAGTATATTAACTTCGTGCCGAAGACCGCGCCCAGATAATCCATCAAAGTCTTTAATGTACTTGTCAATCATTAATTCCGGTATATCAAACTCTGCGCTATAAAATTTAACCTTCATGCTATTTTGCGACAAGTACAAGCCCCACGTTGCCAACCGCGTAACCTATAAACATGATGCCAGTACCTACGCCGCCCTTCATAAATTGATCAATTGCCACGATAAAATACACGAGGCCCATCCCCGCTATTAGCCAGGTACTCATTTAAAGTCTTCCATTGCAGTCTCCTGGACGCGGACCAGTTTGGGTGAGCCCTCTGGTCGCTGGACTAGCTCACCTAGCCACGCCACAACCTGGCCCTTTGGTCTTAGCTTTTCTAGTGTTGCTATTGACTTTAGCTTTGGTGACTCCCAGAGCTGTTCCTCAGGCACACCCTTATCTTTTAGTACCTCAACAGCTAGTAGCTGGTCCGTGATTTTACGGTGAGTTACCGTGGTCGATAATTTAAAGCCAGTCGGTAGCTTGTTCTCACTAACTGCTTTCTCAAGCGCGTACTCTTCAACGTCCGCTACCCAGGTCCGCAGATCCTGCGCTTTGGCTAGCACGTTGGCTAGTTCTTCTTCGTCTAAAAGGGGCGGCGCCCTAAACTCCTGCTTAGCGAGCTCTGTATTGAAGTCAGAACGCGCTCTGCATTGCGCTTTTGCGCGACAGAACTGACAATGGTCGCCGGGAATAAATTCGCCGGATCCGCTCCATGCTTTTTTTGCTTTAGGTTTAACAAAGTAGCTGGCCCAGTCTATTAGTTTATTAACGGTGGTGCCGTCAGTACTGATACTGTCCAGGCGAGGCTGGTGGATCGTGTAGGATACTTCTTTGATGTCCGGATACTCTTCTTTAAACTTGGAATAAGCACCCAGCGCATATAGTCGTAGCTGGGTGTTGTCGATCGCGGAGACAGACACACCCTTTCCAAACTTGAGGTCGATGACACGAATGGAGTGCTTAGAAAGTATAACCACATCGGCTGTACCAAAACCATCAGGCACCCAGTCAGAAAAATCCACGCGCTGTTCAAACAGTGGGGTATCACCCTCACCGATCTGAGAGCGTACATATAGAACATAATTATCGACGTTAGCCTCGAAATCGTCGTTGTAGTAGGGTGTGTTTTTAATTGTGTCATATTCTGTCTCGTATTCCTCGGTTCCAATTTGTCCAAAATGCTGGCGAAGTTTTATCTCAGCCAGTGAGTGGGCAATAGTGCCCTCTTGGCTAAAATCAAATGCGTCTGAATTTTTCTTTGGTTCGGGGAGTGTTGCCTCTAGTCTAGCGCTTGGCGTACATGTTAGCCATCGCTTAGATCCGGAGGCGCTTAATAGCGCGTGTGCGGTCATATTATTCTTTCAATTCTGTTTAGGTATATATACTAATGCAAAAATAAAGGCCCCGTAGGGCCTTTTTTGGTCAAAACTACAACTTTATTTTTCTTAGGACTTTAGGGCGGAAATCAAATCTGCTATCTCTTTATTAAAGTCGATCTTTGCCTCGATCTTCGCCTCTATTTTAGTGTCCCGTGTCTCTCGGTAGTCTTGCTGGAACTGGCCACGTAGCGCAATCTCGGCCAGTCGGCTGTTGTATCCCTTGTTGTCGACGTTTGCCAATAGCTCACGCTCCCAGTACGCCTGTGCGTGGACCAGGGAAAGGTCCAGGGCCTCGGCAAAATCCGGGTGCTTCTTTTTCCAGGTCTCCGCGGTGCCTTTTGAAATGCTTAGGTCAGACCAGATCATTTTTTGGGACGCGCCCAGCTTACCCAGCTCGATCATTCGATCGCACATGGCCGGGTCGTACTTAGACGGGTTTGCTTTCTTTACTGTCATTATTTTGGTTTTTTAGCGGTCTTTGCAGACTGAATAAATGCGTCCTTGGTTGGGGCGCCGGCGGCGCCGGGTTTACGCATCTTCTCGCCGGATCCCTGCTTGATACGTTCACGCTTTTTTTGGATGTTGGCGTAGAGGCCAGGTTTAGCTGCCATAAAATATCCCGTAAGTTATGCACCAAAGCTCTAAACCTAACCGGTAGGTTAAGTATAGGGCAATGGACGCGATTATAAATTGGTGGAGTAGCACGGTACTGCCCCGTGGTCCGCTGGGTTGCATATTAGCCTTGGCCCCTCGTCAAAACTTTACCTACCCCATTGTAAAAAAGTCGCGACTTTTTTGTAAAGTGGTTCAAAAAAGTCGCAACCAATACTAAAATACTGCTGTGATGCGGTTAAAGCGCTTAACGCCGTCGACCAATTGTGCCTCGATCGTGGTGCTGATGAACTTGTTCATCTCGATTGCGTTGTCAATGATCTCGTGCATGCTGGGAAACTGAGGCGCCTTTTCAAGCAATTTTTTACCTGCCTCGTCTGCGATCTCCCAGGCCTTTAGCTGGGCATTATACTGCTCAGTCAAAAACTCTTTGGAGGTCTTGAGTAAATCATAGCGTAATTCAAATGGGTTCATGTAATTCTCCTGTGTTTGTGTATGTAAAATAAGGCGTTCGGGTGTCTCCCGACAGCTTACTAGCCCTATATCTACTAATGCAAAATCTACTTCTTTTCCGCCCCATCTGGGTTAATTAATAGCCTGTCACGCTCTGCAGCGCGAGCCTTGGCCTCCTTAATTGACTCATTAATAACAAGTCGGGTTATTGCCCCGGCCATTTCCTGGATTTTTTTCTCCTGGGCCGCTTCTTTGTCCTCCAGTGCCTTATCGATATCGTTACGGATACCAGCCCTATCTAACAAATCTTTAAGTTTCATCTTTTTGTGCTTTCTCGACGGCTTCTAGGTTGGTCTTTGCTTGCTCAACCTGCGGGCCCGCCTGTGCCTGGATCGCATTAATAAAGCCAACCACCTGGATAAACGGTGACTGCGCCAATACATTTAACAGCGCGTTAATTTCTTTTACAGAAAACTCCAGCGTCACGTTAAAATCATCTAATAGTTCCTTACTCATTTTTTACCTTTCTTTATTTTAAGTTCCACGTCCACATCCGGCATATATTTAGCTAACTGCGCAAAATGGCCTTTTCCCACCATTTGCTCGAATCCATCCCACAGCCGTTGATTCTGAAGTTTTGATGCGTATTTTATCCCGCTGATGTAGTTGTACACGTCGTCCTCTGACATATGCTCGGCCTTGTCTAAGTACTGCCGTAAGAACTCGTCAAGGTAATCCTCTACCTGTGCGCACTTAAGGATGTCTTGCTCCAGGTCAAACCGGTCGTACTCGCTCCATAGGTTCATTTCTTTTTCTTCCGTTTCTTTTTGTCAAAGTCAAAGACATACCACGAGCCAACAACCTCAATGCTCTCGAGCACGCGTTCAAACTGCTCTAGGTCTTCCTGTTCAAAGTCTTTTAGTTTCTTCTTAGACTTTAAAACCTTTATGTTGTCGTTTAGCGAATGATACGTGTCTAGTAGGTGTGCCTCCATAATTGCGTCGGCCGTGTCCCAGTCTACCGTGATGGTTAGCCCCTGTATCATAACAGGTACCCCATAAGCGTTAGCGTCGCGCCAAGTGTGATAATAACGTTAATCACCATGCGCTTCCAGGGCGCGCAGTCTGGCTTAAAATTATCTGCCACGCTATATGCGATTACGCCCGTAATCATTAGTGATACTCCAATACCTGTCATCATTTTAATCTCCGTTCAATTTCTTTGTCAATGTACCACCGTGCCTTGCGTAGATCTTCAACTGCGTCATTCTTAAGGTCGGCGCGCCAAATGTATTTTACTGCATTACCCAAACAAAAGCCCATGTGCTCGGTGATCTGTATGCACTCTACACCACTGGGATGCGCTGTGTAGTGCTTAGGCTTGTTTACTGGATCGTTCACGTCTCATCTCCCTTAGGTGTGTTTGCATCGTAGTTACCTCGTCCATCGTCTCGCACTGCCAGACGCCCATCAACTTCTCAAACCGGCTGTGGCTTATGTCAATGTCTTCAACGCCCATCAAAGTCTCCATCATGTACTTGTCCTTGTATAAATACTCTACAATAAAGTGACTCACAGTTTTAGTTCCTTTCTAATTATCTCCACGCCCTTGGTAAAATGATAGCGCCAATACTTTTCTGTTACGCACACGTCTGTGTACGTGAGCCCATCCAAGAACGAATCAATAATAAACTTTTGCTTGGGTGGTAACTTCTCTTCAACTAATTTACGCACGTCAGTAATATCCTCCGGGTCCCAGGGTAGCCAGCCCTCAATAATACTAGACGATACACCCTCTGTCTCGTCTTGCTCAATTGGGTCGGGGTCCTCATCGCTGAGTCGCGGGGCCGTTGCGCTGACTTTGTATATTGTTATTTTTCTCATACTACCGTATCAAAAATTGCTGCTGCATAAATGTTTCCCATGCCGGCCGCTTGACTTAAAATCTTAGGCTTGCGTTTTATTATCATGGGTTCAGATAAAAATACTGTGTCATTCTCGGTCCTGTTTGGTATAGCTGGCACTATGCCAGACTTTAGACTATCTAACAACAGGCAGGTCTCTAATAAACCCGAGGCGCCCATTGTGTGCCCTATGATTTGCTTGAATGACGTCGCAACAAACGGCGTATGAAACAGCGCCTGTAGAGCCGCCTTCTCAGACACGTTATTTGACTTAGTCCCTGTACCATGCGTCTTAACAATCGTAATCTCCCCTGGGCTTGTGTTACTGTTCTTTAATGCTAGCGCCGAGGCCCTAACAAATCCTTCGCCGTCGTCTCGCTGGCCAATTGCGTTGGTACTTCTCTCGCTCGCAACACCCGCACCCAACAATCTGGCCTGTGCGTTTTGTGCCACGCGCTCTGACTCAAACACGGCAAACACTGCGCCCTGCCCAATGTAAAACCCGCCGTTATGTTTATCAAATGCCGATGGTTTGATGCCTTGCTCTTCTTTGTCGGCAGTCAAGCACGCTCCGGACTCACCAAAGAAATGTAACACTTTGTCGTTGATGGTGTCTTCTACACCTAGCACACACACCCTATCAAACCCTTGGTATGTCATTAGCTGATACACGTCAGACATAACCTTTAGGCTAGACGCGCAGGCGCTAGCGTCAGTTGTAATTAAATCATCCGCCCCACACATCTGCCCAATACGTCCGGCGTATACCTGTGTCAATGTGAGCGGTAGCAGTTTGTAGTCATACGTTAGCCGGCTCTTTTTAATTGCGTATGGATTGATACCGGCAAGGTGCGCATTTCCGGAGGCAAAAATAAACGCAGTCTTGCCGGCTCTATCGCGAAGGGATTTTAGTAACTGCGCATCTAAAACTTTCTCAGCTAGTTTATGTGGCACGTAGATCAATCCCGTGTCTTTCTTTGCAAACAGCTCAGGAAACCAATAGGCCCGTTGTGGGTATACCATCTCATCAAAGAGGTCAACGTGCGTCGCGTGCGCTGTGCGGTAGTCTGTTAAATAAATGCTCACTGAATACTTTCTAGTGCTTCTTTTACACTAACAGGCTCTTTGGTTTTATTGTCTTGCATGTACTTAACAAAATCACGTACGGTGCTCTCCGGCGTCATCTTCATTTCTTTGACTACTTCCTCAGATACACCATACACGTCGGATAGATACACACCAACCATTAAAAAATCTAGGCTATCCAGCCCGGTGTCTTTTATCAATACGTCTAGGCTTTCTAATTTTAGATCGTCAGAACTCACTGGCCTGGCCAGTTTGACAATACCGTTCATTAGCTCTATAAGTTCTGAGTCTGTCATTTTTTCTCCTTGTATTATACTAATGCAAAATTTAGGGCGTTTAGCAGGGCATCCTGCAAATTTATTTTTCCGTCCAATACCTTAATTACCTGCTCGTCAATGCTTTTAGCAACGGCTAGGTGGTGGATAATGACGGGTTTCTCCTGGCCTTGGCGGTAGATCCGTGCGTTTGCCTGGATATAATTCTCCGAACTCCACGGCAGGTCATACCAGACGGTCTGTGCTGTCTCTCCAACATTACACTGTAAGTTCAAGCCAATCCCGCCGGACTGGGGGTGGGCTAATAGCATACGGATTTTGCCATCGCGCCATGCCTGGATGTTGCTATCGTCTAGCACCACCGCATGGGGGAACTGATCCTGGATCCGTTTCAGTGAGTGTTTGAAGTGATAGAACACCAACGTAGGTGCCGAGGACTCTTCCATAATCGACTCAAGGTACTCCAGCTTGGCGCGGTGGACTTCCCGCCACGAGCCATCCTCTGCGTAGACTGCGCCCGACGTGAACTGTAATAGCTTACCGGCCAGTGCTGCGGCCGTTGGTGCGGTGATTGTCTCCGTGCCAATGTTGGCCACCATATCCTTCTTGAGCGTATCATATTGTTTACGCTCTGCCGGGGTTATGTCTATTTTGTGGTACAACTCGGTTAGTTTTGGCAGCGTCAAATAATCTTCGGCCTTTAGGCTAAAGCAGATGTCCACGATCTTGTCTTGGATTACCTTATCCATGCCTTTTTTTATTCTCCAGCTATATACCACGCGTGTATGGCGGTTAAATTGGTCCGGCTCCATGTACTTATCCCGGAACCGGGTCAGGGACGTCTCTAAACGGCTCCCTAAGTCCAATATACCCACCTGGGACCAGAGATCACTCATCCCCTGAGGGGTAGGG